TAATTCTGGAAATTCTCCAGTAGGAGCAAACACTTTTACTGACACTGGATTAACTTGTTCCATAACTCCAAAATTTAGTACAAGTAAAATTTATATTTTAACGACACAGTATATAAGGTTAAATGATAGCAGTGGAAATCCAGATGTAGGTGCTGGGTTTAAGTTTTTTAGAGATACTACAGCAATTTATACATCAGCTACTCATGCCGCTTTCTACCACTATGATGCTGACGGAAATGAAAATGACTTAAGAGGTTATAATACAATAGTATTGTTAGATAGTCCTTCAACCACAAGTTCTATAACTTATAAAGTACAAGCGTCAAAATATGGAGATGGTTTTGTATCTGCTCAACATGACGGAGAATTATCAACAATGACACTCATGGAGATAGCTCAGTAATGGCATCAATACTTAAAGTAAATACCATACAAGACGCAACAAACTCTAATACGGCTTTGTCTATTGATAGCAGTGGTAGAGTAGCAAAGCCAGTTGCAGTAGGTTTTAAAATTGGTGCTTCATCACACAGTGCATCAAGTGTAGTGAATGGAATAATTACTCAATTTAACAATCTTAGGACAAGTCATGGTGACTTTAATGATGGTTCTTATAATACCTCTACCTGTGTTTATACTGTACCAGTAGCAGGAATTTATATGGTCGGATTTAATATGTTTTCAAATGGAGAAACTGTTGTTGAAGGTCTTTTAAGACTAAATGGTAATAATATAGGAGGGTCACAACAAAATGGGCAAAATGATGAAAGTAATTATGAAACTTGTACTGCTACCACAATAGTAAAATGTTCTGTTGGAGATACTTTAGACTGTTTTTCTAATAATCAAAAATACCATTTAAACACAAGTTCTAGTTACTTTTTTGCAACTTTAATAGGATAACACAATGAGCAAAGCGGCAGAATTAGCAAACCTTATAGGCAACATCAACGCAGGTGGTGGTGGAGTAAACAGGAATGTCATCATTAATGGGGCAATGAATGTGGCACAGAGAGGAACATCAAGCACAGGAATTGGTGCATCTAGTGGATACTTTACTTGTGACAGATGGAAGATAACAACAGGTAATACAGCAGGACGTTTAACCATGACACAGGACAGTTCTGCTCCTAGTGGGACAGGTCTTGCCAATAGTATAAAGTTAGACTGCACAACTGCTGACACATCAATAGCCGCAGATGAGCTTACAATTATAGGGCAGTCTATTGAGGGACAAAACTTGCAGACAATTCAAAAAGGAACATCTAGTGCTGTGCCAATAACAGTAAGCTTCTATGCAAAGGCTAACGCAAGTGCAACTTATGTTGCTGAATTATTTGACCATGATAATACAAGGAATAATACACGAGCATTTACTGTAGGTACAGATTGGGCAAGAGTAGAATTAACCTTTATTCCAGACACTTCAGGAACATTAGACGATGATAATGCAGCAAGTTTAACATTCCAAATATGGCTTCACGCAGGGTCAACATATTCTGGTGGCACATTTTCTGATAATACTTGGCAAAGTGTTACGCAAGCAAACAGGTATGCAGGAAGTCGAACATCCATATTTGACAGTACAAACAGAGAGTTATTTCTTACTGGCTTACAACTAGAAGTAGGGCAGAACCCAACAGAGTTTGAGCATGAGCCTTTTGATGTAACATTAAGAAAATGCTATAGGTATTTTCAAAAATCTTATGATTATGCAAGATCACCTGGATACTCAGAATCAAGCACTGGTAGTCACACAAGAATGTGGTTAGCAAATAGAAACTCAAGCACACCTCATTATTATAACCTGTTTTCTGGTGGGAAGCTGAGAACAGCTCCAACTGTTACTAACTATAATTCATATGATGGCGGAATAAATGAAATAAGTAACTATGACGCAACGGCAGGTGATAACGCTGGTAATTATGTAAGTAGAATCGGTGAAGATGGGTACACTACTTATGCTAATAGTCAAACTCTTGGTCATTTTATGGCTTTTCAATTTACAGCAGACGCAGAATTATAGGAATATTATTATGTTGTTTAAACAAGTAAAAAAACAAATGAGTGAAGATGGTAAAACTGAACATGATGTTTTAATGGTTACAATGGAAGATGATGCTGTTTGTATTGTACCTAAAAATAAAGACAATAGACACTACACAGAGATACTAAAACAAGTAAAGGAAGGCACACTGACAATTAAGGACGCTGACTAATGCTTGGCTTTAATGCCATATCAGAAACAGCGATTGCTGAACTTCCAGGAACTTTTGTCCCAATAAACACAGGGCTTTTCGCTACACTTGCACAAGGTAGTGTAGGTATTGAAGCTGAAGGAGCCGCAGATGCTACAGCTGTCACAGCTACATTAACTTTAGAGGATGTTACAGTAGTTGGTGAAGCTAATATTACAATAGAAGGATTTTCAGCTACACTTTCTCTAGGAAGTATATTAGTATGGGGCAACATAATTCCTGCTCCAGGAACATCGTATACAACAATAACTCCTTCGAGCAGTCCAACGTGGAGCGGTATTACAACAGGATCCACGCCAACATGGACGAATATAGACTTATGAGGTTAACATGGGATCAACATTTACATTAAACGGTGGTATAGAAAAAATAGGGCTCGGTGAACAAGCAGGTTCATGGGGTACTACAACAAACACAAACTTTGATATTATTGATAGATTAATAAATGGGGTAGGCGATTTAACTTTATCTGGTACTTCTAGCACTCTTACAACAAGTGACGGTAGTTTATCTAATGGTATGTTTAAAGTGTTAGTGTTAGGGGGATCACCTTCTGGTACTCACACTATAACAATAGCTCCTAATGATGCGGATAAAGTGTATCTTGTGAAAAATGGCACATCGCAGTCTGTAATTTTTTCACAGGGTTCGGGTGCTAATGCTACGATTACAGCAGGTAAAGGTGCTATAATATTTGCCGATGGTGCAGGTTCAGGAGCCGCAGTCACGGATCTTACCGCTCTTTTTATAAACAGCCAAGCCTTAGATGGTGTTACGGTAGATAACTCTGTAATAGGGGGTTCTACTCCAGCGGCGATTACAGGCACAACTATTACAGGCACAACTATCACAGCAAGCACTGCTATTGTTCCTGATGCGTCAGGTGGTGCTGATATAGGTTCTACTTCACTTGAGTGGGGTGATATATACATTGCTGATGATAAAAAAATACATTTCGGTAATGACCAAGACGCAACAATAGAATATGATGAAGATGGCACAGATAAACTCGTAGTTACAGGCAATGTTACTTTTGCTGATGGCTCAACAGATGTAGATATTGCTTCACATGATACATCAAATGGTCTTAAACTAGGTGGCACGTTAGTTACAGCAACAGCCAATGAACTCAATATTATGGACGGTGTTACAGCAACAAAAGATGAATTAAATATTATGGACGGTGTTACAGCAACGACTGCTGAGTTAAATCATACTGATGGCGTAACAAGTAATATACAAACGCAATTAGACGATAAACACAGTGCTGTGGGTAATGGTTTACAAGAGGACAGTGCGACTACCGTTGCGATGAAAAATAGTTTTTTAAACAATACTTCTTCAGCAATATCTTCAAGCACTGCAACAAGTTTTACGGCAAGCACCTATCCTACGTTTATTTCTGGTAGAACCGTTAGCACTGGTGGTGGCGATTTTACTGTTACGGTCGGTGGCTCATCACACACTTTAAGTATGAGAGATGGAGATGGTGGCACATTTGATGTATTTGCTACATTGCTTCCGGCAGGTGCGACTATTTCTGGAAACTCTTTCACTTATGTGGCTATTCAATTGAGACCTGGATAATGCCTTTAACTGCACTTAAATTCAAACCTGGGATTAATCGCGAAGGCACTTCGTATTCTAACGAAGGTGGGTGGTTTGATGGCGATAAAATACGGTTCAGGTTAGGCTACCCTGAAAAAATAGGTGGGTGGTCTGCCTATAGTGATAATACATTTCTAGGAACATGTAGAGCCTTGTTTAGTTGGGTGGCATTAGATGGTACAAAATTTTTAGGAATTGGTACAAATCTTAAATATTACATTGCTGATGGTGGGCAATATTATGATGTTACTCCAATACGTAAAACTACAACAGGAGCGGCGACGTTTGCGGCGACAAATGGTAGTACAACTATCACAGTAACAGATGCGGCTCATGGGGCTAACCTTAATGATTTTGTAACTTTTTCTAGCACAGCTTCGTTAGGAGACCAGATTACAGCTACAGTATTAGATGGTGAACACCAGATTATTGAAAAAGTCAACAATAACTCTTACAAAATTACTGTATCAGCAACAGCTTCTGGTAGTGATAACCAAAATGGTGGGGGTAGCACTGTAGCTCAATACCAAATAAACACAGGTTTAGATACAAACTTTTTTGGAACAGGTTGGGGAGCAGGAGTATTCAGCGGTACAACTGATTCATTACCTTCTACAGCTATAAATGATGGCAGTGGTTTAACAGCCGTTGCAACAACAGTTACGGTGGATGCGACCACAAACTTTTCTGATGCGGGACTTATAAAAATAAATGATGAAATTATAGAGTATACAGGTAAAACATCAACTACTTTTACAGGACTAATTCGTGCTCGTTATAATACAACAGCCGCGAGTCATAGTGACAATAATACTGTTATTGAAGCGACCTTTGGTTGGGGTATGCCTGCAACAACGACGGTAGCAGGGGCAAACATATCTAACTGGACGCATGATAATTTTGGTGAAGACTTGTTAATGAACTCTCGTAATGGTGGTATATTTTACTGGGATCGCACGGGAGGAACTTCTACACGAGCTGTTGCTTTGAGTAGTTTAAGTGGTAGTAATCTAGCTCCAACGATAGCAAAACAAATTATGGTGAGCGATCAAGCACGCCATATTATTGCTTTTGGGTGTGACGGCGAAGGTAGCATCGGTACACAAGACCCACTGCTCATTCGCTTTAGTGACCAAGAAAGTCTTACAGCATGGCAAACACTTACAACGAATACAGCAGGTGAATTACGTATATCAACAGGCAGTGAGATTGTTGTAGCCATACAAACAAAACAGCAGATACTCGTATTTACCGATGTTTCTTTACATGGGTTACAGTTTTTAGGACCACCGTTTACTTTCGGTTTATCTGAAATATCACGCAATATTACAATAGCTAGCCCTGATGCCGCCGTCGCAGTAAATGATTTTGTATTCTGGATGGGTTCAAAAGAGTTTTACGCATATGGTGGTACGGTACAACGACTACCCTGTACTGTTTTAGATTATGTGTTTAGTGATTTTAACAGAGACCAAATTGGTAAGGTTACTGGGGGACATAATAGTTCATACGGTGAAGTGTGGTGGTTCTATCCGAGTAGCAGTAGTACAACAAATGATAGATATGTGATATATAACTATCAAGAAAAAGTGTGGTATTACGGCACGTTAGCTCGTACAGCATGGGTTGATAGAGGAATTAACCAATACCCTATCGCCGCAAGCACAGACAAAAAATTATATTATCATGAGTTTGGGCAAGATGATGGTAGCACAAACCCTGTATCAGCTATTAGTGCGAACATAGAATCAGCACAAATAGATTTAGATCAGGGTGATAAATTTGCTTTGGTGCAAAAAATTATACCTGATTTAACTTTTAGAGATAGTACAAATAGCGAACCTGTAGCAAGTTTGACTGTGAAAACAACAAACTTTCCAGGAGTCAACTTTAATGAAACTTCCTCAGGTCAAACAAATATTACTCGTTCGGCTACAACACCGATAGAACAATACACTGACCAATTACGTGTACGGTTACGAGGTAGGCAGTTTGTATTCCGCATAGAAAGTACAGCTACAGGTACACAATGGCGATTGGGAGTACCACGTATAGATGTACGCCCTGATGGGAGGCGTTAATGTCCACACGTCAAGTTCCAGCCCCTTTATTTGCTTATCCACCAACTGAGTACCAACAACAATATTTCGCTGATGTAGTGCGTGCTTTTGGTGTGTTTGTTGAACAACAGCGTAATCCAGGAGAGGCACGAGCTACAAAAATGACTATGACTGCGTTACCTAGTGATTTTGATATAAATTTAGAAACAGGAGCGTTGTTTGAAGTAGACGGTTTTGTCAAAATTAGTAAACTCAATGCCCCTCACCCACAGGGTAATGGAAGCACGACCACATTAGGTTCTGTTTCTGTTACAATATCTTAGGTTGCAATATGAAAAATTACATATTAAAATGTTCAGTTAAGCGAATATCAGGATTTAGCTACTCCTGCATCAATACAAAGGTGGAATAATGACTGGTATTACGCAAATAGAACCCAAAACATTCGATACAAGTGGCATTTTTTCAGTAAAAGAAGCCGCTGATATAGTTTCTACCTACGGTAGAGAGGGCGATACATACATTGTTCATGCCGCTGAAGGTGAAACAGTAGTGCCTATGGAGGTGCTAGATGCTAACCCACGTATGAAACAAATGTTGTTTAAGCAAATGCGTGAGATGGGATTAGAACCTGAGCGGTATATAGTAGGCAATGAGTTAAACAGTATCAACCCTGAAACAGGACAGCCTGAGTTTTTCTTAGGTAAAATATTTGATGGGTTGAAAGATGTTGTTAAAAAGGTAGCCCCTATAGCATTGGCGATCGCCGCTCCTTATCTGTTGCCTGCGATGCCACTAGCCTTGTCAAGTGGTATAGGTAGTTTTGCAGGAAACTTGATTGGTGGTGCGTCACCAGAAGATGCACTAAAGAGTGCATTATTGACTGGTGCAACAGCAGGAGCTGGAAGTTATTTAAGTAATAAAGGCTTCTTTGGTACAGGACAACAAGCACAACAGGGTATATCAGCTCTGAAAGAAAAAGGTCTCGGAGGAGCAACAAAAGAAGTAGGTGCAAATATAGCAGAAACTACAAAATCAGCAGGTAAAGGGGTAGCTGATTTATTAGGTCCGAACCGACCAAGTATCATGCCTGATGCAAAAATAGCACAAGCATATGATACAATAGCAAAAACAGGCATCGCTGAAAGTTCTCCTGCCGCTCAAAACTTATTACTAGAAGCGGCGAAACAACCAACAATGTTAGAAAAATATGCTCCCATAGCAGGCACGACATTAGGTGTAGCAGGGGTAGCTGATGCTTTATCAGCTCCAGAAGAAGAAGGTTTTGAGCTACAAGACCCTAGAAAAATGTATTTAGCTAATCTGAGTAGATATGGTTTAGGTGATAACTTCTTTGGCTCTAATCCTTACTACCAAGATTCTGCTTTTCAACCAGTAAGAGCTAACGATGGTGGAGAAATAATTGGTCCTGGAACACCGACCAGTGATTCTATACCTGCAATGTTAAGTGATGGTGAATTTGTGATGAATGCAAAATCGGTACGAGGGGCAGGTAATGGTGATCGTAAGGCAGGAGCAAAACGTATGTATGATATGATGAAAAAATTTGAAAAAACAGCGATGGCATAATGGCAGAAGTTTCAAAAACAATACAGCAAATACTCCCTGATCCCGAGAAACAGGCATATTATTTAGGTATCCTTGATCAGGCAAAAGCCCTGACGAGTCAACCACCAACAGGTGGATTACCTGATGTCAAAGCGGCAGGACCAAGTGATTTACAAACAACAGCTTTTGATTTAGCAAAAGCAGGTATTGGTAGTTATTCACCCTATCTGCAAGCAGGATCTACTACTATGGGTTCAGCCATACCTGCCTTTCAAGGTGGATTGAATCTTATAGGTCAAGGATCGGCACAGTATGGATTAGGCACTGGAGCACCCACACAAGAAATGATGGAAGGGTATATGAACCCTTACCAAGATGCTGTATCCGCAGAAATAAATAGAGCATATGACCAACAAGTAGCACAGGCAAGGAGCCGATCAGCAGGACAGGCAGGTGGTCCGTCGGCTTTTGGTGGTAGTAGAGCGGCAGTAATGGAATCAGAAATAGATCGTAATCGTGCCTCTGCGTTAGCAAAAAGTGAAGCACAAAACTTTATGCAAGCTCAAAAAGCCGCTCAAAACGAACTCACACGATCATTGATGGCGGCTCAAGGACTAGGCAAGCTCGGTGCTACACAAGGGGCATTAGCACAAGGGATAGGTGGTCTTGGAGCTCAGCAAGCAGGTCTCGGTGGTTTACTAGCAAAACTACAAGGGGGCGAAATAGGACAAATTGCAGGTCTTGGTGGTATACAACAAAAAACAGACCAAGCAGGACTTGAAGCCGATTATCAAACACAAATGGCAAACATTTATGAACCTTACAAACGACTAGGATTCTACAGCGATATATTACAGGGAGTGCCTAGTTCACAAACTACGATTAGTATGCAATCAACCCCTAATCCATCAGTGTTTAATCAATTATTAGGTGGTGGTATCGCTGGAGCAGGCATATACGGAGCACTTAGTTGATAGACCCAACTCTACAAAGACAAATGTTTCAAGGAGCAATGCCACAGGCTGATGCTGAAGGTGTTGGTATAACATCAGGACTTGGTGAAGTTGCAGGTCAAATGGATGCTGTAAACAAAGGTATAGACAGTGCTGAATCACCTGAAGGTATTATGAATGTATTACGTGGTGATAATCAGTCTGTGGAGGAGCGTCGTACAGAGCTAGCTAGTTATGTAGGTAAACCCGACGCTAAACAAACGCCTGAGTCGGTGCTTACACTCCTACAACCCACCTTTGCTATATTGGACATGGCAGAAACGACTCAGGCTCCTCGCACAGAAGAAGCAACCATGCGTATAGCGATGGGTGAAACACCTGTAAAACGGTCACAAGGTACAAACATGTTTGGTGAGTTTGGTCGTCCTGACCCTTTTAATTATCAAATGCCCACCACAAGTACAAATAACCAATCTACTAACGTGGCTTCAACCGATCCTACCATGGATAGATACAACAAAAAATTAGACTTAGTAAAAAAAGTAATGAGTGAGTTTGATATTGGCGGTGCTCCAGGATATGATACTTTGTTACAAAGATATACTTCTGCACAGCAACCAATGGTAGATGCGTATAGAGAATATGCTCAATCAGCTCAAAAAGGTTTTAAGTATAATCCTTTAATCGCCGCATTAAATCTTGCAGGAGCTGTGGCGAGTGCTCCAAAAGGACAACTAATATCCAATGTTTTAGCTCCGCAAAACATAAAAGGGATTACAGACCCCTTGTTGCAAATGGCACAAGGTACAGCACAAGCTGAAGCTCAAGCAAAACTCAAAGCGGCTGAAGCCGAATCAGCGGCTAGATTAGGAGCGGCTCAAGCATCTGCCAAAGGCGACACTACAAAAGCCTCTATTTTAGCTTCTGTTCTTGATGACATTATAAAAGACCCAACCTCCACAACCAGTAAGGGTTTTGAGTTTAAAACAGAAGAGGTTGTTCAAGATGGTGTACCCATAAAAAAAGTCATAGTATTAAGTAAAGACACTGGGGAAAAAGTTAATGAATATGACTATACCCCAACTGCTGATTACGAAACAATTGATGTGGGCGATAGATCAGTATTTGTAGATAAAAGCAGGTTAGGTGACAAAAACTACAAAATAGAAGATGCTCCTGGAGTAGAAAAATCACTCCAAAACGAATACATTAACTTGAATAATGGTCAACATGCGGTATATAACCCAAATACACAAAAAATTGTAAGCTATATAGGCAACAAAAATTTTGAAAGTAAATTCAAAATTATGCAAACACCTAATGGTGATATTTTCAAAATTGATTATGAAAAAATAGACAAAAAATTACCTGATGCTATATCCTTAGAAAGAGTAGGTCAAGATGATACTAAACTGTACAATTTTGATGGTGCGATAATACGCTACAGAAATTATAAATGAAGATTTAGGTCTCGCTGTACCTACAGCTATTGGTTTATCGGATTTTGAAAAAGAAATCGCGTCTTACGAAAGAGCAAAGAAAGAACTTGCACTATTGTCTCCTGGATCAGCAGAATACAAAAATAGACTAGAAACAATTAATATTTTTGGCAGAAAATTGAGTGGGTACACTGAGTTTGAAAGAATAATGAATGAACAAGCAGATAGAGTATTTGATACTATAAACGCTATATCAGGTCCTGAGATTGCGGAAATAGAAAAACAAAAATTCTTAGCAAAAACTTCAGAGGATTATTTAACTGCAAAAACAACCAAATCTAGCACTTATGATGAAATGGGAGCGGCAAAGAAACAAGCCGCAGAAAGCCTGTATAAAATTACAGACGAACTTAGAACCAAAACAAATAGTCTTTTTGCTGTGGCAACAGATTCAGCTAGAGCTCAAATTCTTTCAGAAAATTTCAGAACAGGTAAACTTGGTGAATTCAGAGCAAATGTTGCACGGTTTGCTCGTGAATTTGGGTTGGATACTGCCATTAAAAATCGCCTAGCGGACTTAAATATAACCTTTGAAGGTTCTTTAGAAAATTATTTAGGTGGGAGTGTTATAAATGCTGAAGTATTAGATTCGGTAGGTAAGTCAATAGCAATTAGTTTGGCTGAAAACTTTCCAGGAAACTTAAACAGAGAAGAAATACAAATCATTACAACAGTCGGTCCGAGCTTACTAAAATCACCTGAAGCAATCAAACTTATTAATCAAATATATGCAGGAGCGGCAAAACGTAATCAAATTATACTCAAGGAAGTTTCTAACAAAGTACAAGGTATGTACAAAGAAAATAAAAGCGTGGTGGATATACGGGAAGAAGTTGTGCGGTTTATGGACGACAGAAAAACACAACTTGAAACAGAAAACCTTGAAGAACTTAAAAAAGAGGCAGACAAAATAGCAGGGCGAGTAACTGAGGCAGGCGGTCTTACGCCTTTAGCTGAAGGCACTATACGTATAAAAACTGGTGATAATGCTCCAATGGCTTTAAGCGTGTCGCAAAGCAAAATATTCCCATTAGTACAAAATTATGATACGGCTCAACAGTTTATAGATGCTTTTACTAACGGCGAATTTATTACTGTTGACGCAACACGATATACTCCGGTCAGTCGTGGTAGCCCTGATTATTCAAAGCAAATAAGCACTATGAGATTATTATTCGAAGGAATGAAAAATGCAGATGTAATGGAAAGATTTGGTCAAGATGACTAGCGTTTTGCCAGAAATGCCTGTAATTAAACCTAAAGAAGGAGAGTTGAACGTACTACCTTCGATGCCCTATCTACAAACTCCTGGAGGGGTCTCTCTTAAAGAAACAACAATAAAAACAGAGCCTAAAGATCCTGAGTTAGAAAAGGTTATTGGCAAAGATATTTTTCAACAAAAAATAGATGATAGTTTAAATCTAGATGGCACAGGGTTTGTTGATAAAGATATACCTATAGCAGGAGCCGATGGTGTGGCAGGTAGCTTAGATTTAGAACTTATTGAAGCTGTCAAAACACGCAACAATATAGAGAAAAAACGTGTAGAAGACGTATTATTTGAAACTGTTCCTAACTACGTAGGTACAAAAGTTGAGGGACCACTCACTCTTTCACAAGTCGATGGTTTAATGCGTCGTGATGCAGGTAAACAAAGAGAAACCATGTTTAAGAAATTGTTTCCAGAGGGCAAACTGTTTAGTGCCAAAGTGGGTGACAAAACGATGGTCGACTTGTATCAAACCAGTCCTAATGGTCGTGTTTACCGTTTAAATAATGACATATTTTCTTTAGGAGATATTGGAAAATTTACTGGAACCTTTGCTACTGCTCAAACGGCAGGGGCAATAGTGGGAAGTTTTTTTAGTCCTTTTATAGGTACTTACCTTGGAGCTTATGTTGGTGATTATTTAGATGATTTAGCAGACCAATCAGCATTAGGCAAAGAAGAATTTAAAGCAAAAGTTTTATCTGGGGATAGAGCATTATGGTCTGGTATTGAAGCACTTGTTGCAAAAGTAGCTCCTGGAGCAATACAAACTTTGAAGCGTACTGCTGGAAATATATCAGGAGCAAACATAGATCCTGTCACAGGATTGAAACAGGCAGGGGGAAGTTGGTGGCAAACTTTAGGATTTGGTAAACCTGCTGAAAATGCTTGGAAACTACAAGCATCGGCACAAGAATTATCTGCCCTTACTGAATGCCGCTCAAGTTGACGGTAGGCTAATTGTTCGTGGTATTGCTAACCAAATTTCTAGTACTTCAGGTGTTATTCCAAAAATTGTTTCGAAACAAAAATCAAAATTTTTAGAGGGGTTAGATAAACATGTGGCATCAAAGGGTGGTGATTACAATACTTTAAGTGAACAAGAGTTGTTTACTTATTTAGCCCTCCGTGGTGATTCTTTAAAAGATGATTTATTCGAAAGTTATGGCAAAGCATTTTTTGCAGGCGATGGTACAGTAAACAAAGATGTTTTACAATCTGCAGAGCGATTAATTAAAAACACAACAAAAATGAAAAATGGTTTGAATGCGACTATAGATAAAGCGTATAAAAAAGCCTTTTCTATGTCTGATGCTGAGAGCGTTGTTTTTAATATTAGCGAAATAAAAGCACTAGCAACTAAGCTGAAAAAACCTATTGTAGCACGAGATGTTAAAGGAACTCCTGGACCGATAACAAAATTAGATTCAAGGTTAGAGGACTTACTTGATCGTATACCTAACCTTGCTGATGAAGTATCCGCAATTAATATTTCTGCTAGCACTAAAGCATCTTTACAGAATGTACAAAGTTCTTTTTTGCAAATAAAAACATTACGTGATCAAGTGGCTAACTTAGCTTATGATGATAGATTAGATCAATTCAGTCGCGATGCGGCGAAAGATTTGTTAGAGGGTTTTGATGATTTAATCATAAATGGGTACAAAAAAGGGTTAGTGACTGGGGGTAAAAAGTTCCTAACAGAATATCAAAAAGCAGGGAAATTATTTGGGGCAAAGAAAAAAGCTGAAAGTATAAATGGGTTGGGCAGATTACTCACAGAGTTAGAATCTGATAAAACTTTATTACCACAAACGCTTGCCTCAAAAGTGTTAAATGGTGAGTTTGGTGCTGAAGAGTTTGAGTTTTTTAAACAAACGATGGCAAAACTTTCTGGGGGAAAATTAGGCACAAAGAAAAAACAGCAGATAGATGAAGATATTAGAACCTTTGCAATTAATGAAATTATATCCACTGATAATCCCGTTGAAATGATTGAAGGTTTATTAAAACGAGATGGCGGTAAAGTCTTTAAACAACTTTTTCCAAACCCTGCTTTTAGGTCAGCAACAAATAACTTTTTAAACACGCATAAACAATTACGTAGTGATGCAGTAACTAAAGTTTTAGAGCAAGAATCATCTAACTCGGCAAAAGGCTTATCTTATATAATAAATAAATCACAAGGTCCAGATGGTGATTTAGCCGTTCAAAAGTTTATTGATGAAAATGGTGGTGTTGATGGTAAAAGGGCAGAGCAATTAAGAGCGGCATTGTTTAGAAATATTCTACAAAGCTCTACAAAAGTCGATGACATAATTGTAGGGGAAGTAGGTGTTAATCCTTCTGTTATGGCAACTGAAATGTCAGATCTTTTACGAGCACTAAATAACAAAGGTGGTGGAAAATACGAAGCTCTTAAGCCATTGTTCGGCAAGGTAGATAAAAATGGTAAAGTAAAAGCAGACCCCAACCTTCTAAAAGTTTTACAAAATATGAGTTATTATACCAACGCCTTAGTAAAGTCTGGTGATGTGGGGGGTGCATTTCAAGCAGGTGAAGTAAGAGCGGCTATTGTTGGTATTCCTCTTACCGCAAAAGGTGCTGAAAGAACAATAGGTGCTCTACAAACACTTTTTACCAATGAATATTTGTCAAGAATACTAGCTTCCGCACCTTCAGTAGCACAGTTAAAAGGTATGTATACTTTAAAAGAATCCGCACGTATTACTCGTGCTACATTATTGTTAGATAATATTCTGAACAGTTTAGTAGATGTGCGTAAAGAAGATGGTGTTTATGAACTTATCGACGCAACCACTCCAGGTGATCAATCAGCATTAGATGTAGATGACCAACCTGCTCAAACAGTCACAACACAACAACCGCCGATCAACCAAGTTTCACAGGCAACATTGCCTTTTGATAGAAGAACAACAGTACCCCCTCCTGCACAGCAAACGGGAAAAGGAATTACAAATTTTGCATCTTTGTTTGCCAACGATCCGATTGGGGAAGCCATAGCGAACCGACGATTAACACAAGGCATAGGGAGTATTGGATAATGGATATGGAATTATTAAGAAAAGAAGTAGAAGCCGATGAAGGCTGTGTAAACAAAATATACAAAGACCACTTGGGGTATCCTACCTTTGGTATTGGTCACTTAATTACACCTGATGATGAAGAACATGGCAAGCCAGTCGGCACAGCAATCAGTGCAGAACGAGTGTCTGCTATATTTAGGGAAGATATTGAAGATGTGATTGATGACTGCAAAAGGTTGTTTAAAGATCTTGATGATTTACCTGAGGATTGTCAGAGAATACTTGCCAATATGATGTTTAACATGGGCTACAGCCGATTAAAAAAGTTTCGTAAAATGCGATCTGCTATTACAAACAGAGATTGGAATGAAGCCGCTGTCCAAATGAAAGATAGCCTCTGGGCAAGGCAAGTACCAAATAGAGCCAACAGACTTATAGAAAGAATGAAAGCTCTATGAGATGGATCCACTAACAATATCAGCCGCTGTCAGTACGGCGACGGCGGCTTTCAACACTCTCAAACAGGCTTTTGCCACAGGACGTGATTTAGAGTCGATGGCTAACGATATATCTCGTTGGATGGGAGCGGCTAGTGATATTGATAATGCCGCGAAGTCGGCTAAAAATCCGTCGTTTGTGCGTAAGTTTATGAAAGGTACGAGCAATATAGAACAAGATGCTATCCAAGCGTTTACAGCTAAGAAAAAATTGGAAGAACAACGCTATGAATTACAACAGTTCATAAAATTTAAATATGGTACTGCATCATGGGATGAGTTATTACGTATGGAAGGGCAAATAAGAAAACAAAGACAAAAAGAAATATATGACAGGCAAAAACTTAAAGAAAAAATTATCGGTGTCATCGCTCTTATCGGTGTTCTTATCATTGGTAGTGGTGTTCTCTTGGCTTTCGTTTACGGTCTTGTCCAATTCGACAGAGGCAACTGGTAACGAACAAGAACCCGAATGTTATCAAACTGAACCCTTACGTAAAGAGGGCGGTCAAGAAACATACGAATGGGTATGTGTGCATAAAGATAAAGAAGATCGTGTTATACTCATTGCACAATCAGACAATATAAAACAATGTTTTACTTGCTTTTTCAAAAAATTTAGTGATTGGACATGGGAACAAGAAATACGTAAAGGTATGCGTGAAGACCCTAAATATATTACCTGCCGAAGATATAAACGTAAGAAAGCAAAAAATGGGCAAGAGGTATGTTTGTACAAAGGAGCTAATGATACCTACTCTCTCGTTGTTGAGGGGCATTGTCCTATGGAATATCGCTGTAAATATGAACCAGGAGGAACAGAACCAAACATTGATAGTGTGGTAGATTCCTTAAACAAAAAGTTTAAATAATCCAGCTCTTATAATCTTCAGCCAGTATTTGACTAGCAATATCTATCTTACTACGCAGTGCTTTTAGTATTCTATCATCTACTGTGTTTTCAGCAACAATGTCTACATACGTTACTTTACTGGTTTGTCCTATACGATGTGCTCTGTCTTCACTTTGCAGGCGTATGGCTAAATCAAAGTTATTACTGTAATAAATAACGGTTTTTGCTTCTGTAAGAGTAAGACCATACCCACCTGTACGTGGCTGTCCCACAAAATATTTTACAGATGATTTAGGGTCTTGAAACTGACGCACTACCTCTTGCCGTTGTTCGCTTGGTGTTTCACCATAATACGTTACCACCGAACCTTCACCATACACTTCTTGTAATGCTGACCGTATAGTTACTATATCGTGTGTAAAGTTAGCCCAGATAATTACCTTACTGTTGGTTTCAGCTAATACATCAAGCAACTCTGGTAATTTAGCTGATTTGAATGTGTGCAGTTCACCTTCATCTGTTTTTACGTGTCCAGAACAAACTTGCTGTAATCGTAAGAGTTGTGTCAAAACAGTTGTTGCCGTAACACTATCATCTTCTAGCACAGCAAGAGCATACTGCTTTAGTTCTTCATACATTTTGCGTTGTTCTGGATACAACTCTACAGAACGTTTTATATATACTTTGTCAGGCAAATCTAAACAATCTTCTTTACGTACACGGAAACTAAACTTTTCTAGCTGTGTGTTTAATTTATCTAAGTTTCTATACCCAACAATGTGGTTAAACGAATGTGCTCCCATATTTCTGCGTTGTATGATTGCATATTCATTTTGGTACGTGTAGTAACTACCATGACCCAATAACCAAGGATCAAGAAACTCACATTGTGTATACAAATCCATAGGTGATTTAGTTACAGGTGAACCAGTTAATATTCTTTTGTAACGTGCCTGCTTACCGAGCTTTACAATATTCTTTGTACGTTTAGCATCTTTAGATTTAATAGTGGTGCTTTCGTCTATAGCCATCATACAGGTATGGGCATTTACAAAACGTGTAGCTATATCTAAACCTTTACGTGTGCTAAACGCTTCTACGTTCATAATAAATATTTTAAGTGTTTCGGTAGGTACAAACAAAGCATCTTGCTTTTGTATTTGTGCTTGAGTTTGGTTGGGTCGCCACAATACTGTTTCATGATCAACATGTTCAGGTATGTGTGTGGGCAACTCGCCTTGTTCCCAGTTTCTATACACACCTTTTGGTGCGATAATTAAAACACCAGATATTTTGCCTCTGTCATACAGAACACAGAAATTATCTATCAATACTTTTGATTTGCCTGTACCCATATCCATGAACCAAGCATATTCTTGCTTGTTCCAAGAGGCACGCAAAGCATCAAGCTGATGCTCGTAGGGCTGTAATTTAAATTTATAACGCATAACTTTCTACTTTTATAAATAGCACACCAAAATAAATCAGCACATAGTTTTTTATTCTATAACTGTCGCTCGCGTGGGGGCGAAAACTTGGGAAGATATTGAGATAGTCAGATATTGTATATTGTAATATCTTTTTTCTCACAATGATTACATTTTACTTTTACCCCTATATATAAAAGTGTAGGCTAGCTGTAGAAAGTAGTAACGGGAGAAAGCGTTGACGGTATACATAACACAGGAAGTACGTGGTCGTGACCTTACTGATGCTATACAGTTTGGTGACTTACAAGTATTAGTTCCAGCAAAAGAACAAATAGCTTATAGCACACAACCCACTGTTCGTCGTATAGCTAAAGGTTTGCAAAAGTATGATGACGATGATTATTTATTATTGTCTGGTGACCCAGTTATTATTGGTATTGCACTAGCGTATGCCTCAATAGTAAATCGTGGCAAAGTAAGGGTATTGAAGTGGGATAGGCTAGAAGCTAAGTATTATCCATTACATATAAATTTTGGAAAGGAAGATTAATGGAACTAGAAAAAATAGCAAATAAACTTATGGCAGTAAGTGAGGAAGGTGTTAGCACCATAAGCAAACTGTGTAAGGAACAAGTGCAGTTAGAACAAGATATACGTGAACTTGAAGGTGCAATAAAAGTTAAAAAGGCACGGCTCAGGGAAGTATCTGAGGAGTTGTTACCCACATCAGCTGATGAACACCAAATAAAAGAAATTACTACTGAAGATGGGTATTCTGTTACCATTACTGATTTTTATGATGCACGTATATCAGCTACCGATCTTGAGCAACGTGAAAAAGCATTTGCTTGGTTGGTAGATAATAACTTTGATCACCTAATAAAAAATAAGGTGGAAATAGTATTTGACCGTAAAGAACACAACAAAGCAACAGCATTAGTGGCAGACCTAAAAACAAGAGGTCTAGCTGATAAGTCTTCTACAAAAACATGGGTGGAATATCAATCACTCAAGGCTTTTGTTAAGGAGCAAATACAAAAGGGTGAAGTTAAGCTACCTTTTGATTTGTTAAACATCTACGAGGGACGTAGAGCCAAAGTTACTAAAAAAATATAGGAGGGTAAAATATGGCAAAATTAAGCGAACTAGAAAAACTATCAGGCTTGGGGTTTGAAGAAACTTCTACTGATGATATGGCAATACCGTTTTTGCGGATACTTGCAAACACAAGTCCACAAACCAACAAACGTGATGGTGCGTATGTTGAAGGGGCTGAAGCAGGCATGATTTATAATAGTGTGACTCATGAAGTATACGATGGTGTAAAAGGTATAGAAGTAATACCTTGTCACTATAATACACGGTATGTTGAGTGGACACCTCGTGAGCAAGGTGGTGGGTATATGGGTTCGTATTTACCTGAAGACCCTATTGTTAAAACTACAACGTCAAACGAACGTAATGAAGATGTGTTGCCAAATGGCAACTTACTCACCAAAACGTCACAGTTTTTTGTGTTGTTAGTGCAAGGCGATCAAGCATCAAAAGCACTTATACCCATGACAAGCACGCAGTTGCGTAAAGCTAAAAGGTGGAACTCTTTGCTAAGTCAGCAAACCTTTAAAGGTGGTGATGGTAAACCAAAAAGGCTACCCATGATGTCTACAAAGTTTAAGTTAACCACCGTAGAGGAGCGTAATGACAAAGGTAGTTGGTTTGGTTGGGATATTGAAAAGGTTGGTGCAGTTGATGAGTTAGACAAACTAACCGATAACGATATGTTTCAAGAAGCCCTTACCTTCCAAAGTGCTGTGTTAGAAGGTAAAGCACAGATACAGCACCAAGCGTTAGAGCAAGAAGCACCCAACCCATCACAAGCACCTCAAATAGAAGCTGATGATGTAGAGGATGAAACACCCTTCTAATGCTTGCGGAAAAGTTTTTTAAACTGTTCGCAGGTAACGAGCGAGCTCACGGTATGTTTTTGCCTGATGATGCAAACGGTGGTGTCAAGAAAAACGGTGTGTATACCGTAATCAAAACACCACCCAATGCTGACTTGTGGCAAAAGCACCTAGATGGTGAAAAGGGTATACGTATTATTCCTATATGCGATGATAACACAGCCTCTTGGGGAGCCATTGATATTGATAATTACAGTGTTGACCACCAAGCCTTAGTAAAAAAGCTAAAAGAAGCAAAGGTATTAGGGTGGGTGGCACGCAGTAAATCGGGTGGAGCTCATGTTTATTTTTTCTTTAAGGGGCGTATACAAGCCTCAACTGTAAAAAGTAAACTTGCTGAGTTAGCTTCTTCACTAGGTCATGCTGATGGTGAAATATTCCCAAAGCAGGCTACTATATTAGTGGACAGGGGTGATACAGGTAGTGCTATGAATATGCCATATTTCAAGGGCGAGCTAACCACTCGCTCTGTTTATGATTTTAAGGGTGAGCTTATGTCACCTGAAGAGTTTGTAACTAAGGCAGAAAAGTGGAGGATAAAACCAAATGACTTTGAGCAATATCGTGTATCAGAACCAGAGCTTACACTCAAGGACGGTCCCCCTTGTTTAAACGAACTGTGCCAACAAGGGTTTAGTGAAGGGTCACGTAATAATGCTTTGTTTAATCTGGGTGTGTATGCTCGATTGTTTGACCCTGATAACTGGGAAGGTCTAGTGCAAAGGTACAATGTGGATTATCTACAGCCACCATTAGGGCATAACGAGGTAGGTGCTGTGATTAAACAGCTACAACGTAAAGAATACCATTATAAGTGTGATGACCAACCTATCAAACCTTTTTGTAATAAAGACGTGTGTCTTACTCGTAAGCATGGTGTTGGTCCTGCAGGAGTGCAAAACCAAATGTCTAGTCTTACTAAAATAGATGGTGACCCACCTATATGGATACTTGATGTTGATGGGCAACGCATTGAAGTAAGCACCGATGGGTTGATTAGCCAAACACGATTTCAAAAAGATTGTGTGTCACAAATCAATAAACTCCCTGTAACCATTAACCAAAGAGCATGGCAAACTAAAATTCAGCTACTGTTAGATAATTTAACGATTGTAGAAGTGCCACCTGATGCTACTATAAAAGGTGAGTTTGTAGATTTACTCCACTCTTTTTGTAGCGAACGTGCAAAAGGAGCAGACAGGGAGGATATTCTGCAGGGTGTCGCAGTATGGGTAGATGGTAGAGTTTATTTTCAGATAAAAGATGTAAAGAAACACTTATCTGTAAATGACTTTAACCACTATTCGTCTAATAAAATTACTCTAAGGTTACAGAATATAGAGGCAGAAAAAATGTTTTGGAGAGTGAAGGGCAAAGGGATACATGTATGGTCATTACCACAAGACTTTTTTATAAGCGAAGAAACACTGGACTTACCTGAGTTACCTAAGGATAGTGATATAATATAATGAAGATAATACTCGGTCCTCCTGGAACTGGCAAAACCACTACCCTGCTTAACTTGATTGAGCAATACTTGGAAAAGGGTGTGTCACCAGATAGAATCGGGTATTTTGCTTTTACACGAAGAGCCGCCCATGAAGCTGTTGATAGAGCATACAAAAAGTTTAAGTTGACTAAACGTGATTTACCCTTTTTTAGAACACTTCATAGCCTAGCCTTTATGCAGATTGGTATTACTACCTCACAGATTATGTCGGCTGAAAAGTATGCCGAAATAGGTGAATGGTTAAAGATAGGTAAGTTCTTTGGTAGCCAACAGGTGATGGAGCAAGGTCCATATAAAGACTTTGGTTATGGTGATAAGTTTTTGGAAATAATAAATATCGCACGAATACAAAAACAAGAACTGCGTTCTGTTTATAATGCTTCCACTGTGCCACTTAAAACAGATTGGGCAAGAGTGGATTATGTAAGCAGGGGGTTACGAGCATGGAAAGACCACCACGAACTATTTGATTACACCGATATGCTTGAACAGTTTTGTGATAGGCAACTCGCACCTAGACTAGAGGTGGTGTTTATAGATGAAGCACAGGATTTATCACCGCTCCAATGGCGTATGGTAGAACTGTTACAACAGAATGCAAAAGAAACATACATAGCAGGTGATGATGACCAAGCTATATTCCGTTATGCAGGGGCTGATGTAGATCATTTTATAGGTTTAAAAGGTGAAGTCACGGTGCTTAATAGAAGTTATAGGATACCTTCTAGCCACCATGTGCTGAGCCAGAATGTGATTCGTAAGGTGGTGGGCAGAAGACCAAAGGAGTTTGTACCTCGTGAAGAACAAGGTTGCGTATTTTGGCATAGACACTCAGCTGAAGTGGATTTATCAGATGGAGATTGGCTATTACTCAGCAGAACCACTCGTGGAGCTCAACAAATAGAAGAAGAGGTCAGGCGTAGGGGTCACTTGTATATCTATAATGGCAGTAAGTCAATTGACCATAAAGTATTAGAAGCTGTGCGATTATGGGAAAACTTACGCAATGGAGCTCGCCTTACATATGAACAAGTAAAGATAGTCTACGGACAAATGCTTCTTGGCACGCAGGTTGAATATGGACACAAAACATTTTCCAAAGGTCAGCCTGACCAAACATACACCCTACAAGATTTACAAGACTTCCATGGATTATTGCATAGCCTGCCTTGGGACGAAGGTCTTGGTAAAATTGCTGATAGAGATAGAATATATATCAAAGCGTGTTTGCGTAAAGGCGAATCACTTACTGATGACCCACGGATCAGAATCTCAACGATTCACTCAGCAAAGGGAGCTCAGGCTACCAATGTTATGATGCTTACAGATACTATGCGTCGCTCATATTCAATGTGGCGTAAGTTTGAAAACGAACATTATGATGAAGCTCGTGTGTTTTATGTGGGTTTGACACGAGCACTCCGTAACCTGCACTTGATACATCCAATGTTCAGTCGGGGCTATCAACTAGCATAGAACATCAAAACGCATCGTGAGAGTAAAAAAGGGTACTAATCCAAACGTAGCCCCTGTATATATAGTATATTAATTAAACAACTACATAGAAAGGTAAGTTATGTCAGAGCAAATGCAGTGTTTAACAAAGAGCTTGTTAAAAAAGCTTAATAATGAGGCAATCAGTAACGAGTACCCACATACTCTACAACGTAAGTTTGTTGAACAGTTACCTGAACACAACAATGACGGCACAGTTACACAGTACCCTGTAACGTCTGGATTGGTGCAGGGTAACTTAGTAAGAATACAGGTCGTAGCAGGTGCAGTATATGTGGACCCAGAGGGTAATATTACCCACGACCTTAGTCCTGTTATGCTAACGGTTAGCGTAGCAGATTACAAAAAGATACCTACCCTTACGGTAGAGGATCTTGAAAGTGCTTAACTATAGAAAGAGAGGTTAATATGGCACATATGGTAGAAACTATGGCTTATGCAGGGGAAGTCCCTTGGCATGGGCTAGGTAATAAAGTTGAGGGCAACCTCACTCCTGAGGAAATGTTAAAAGCCGCAGGACTCGATTGGACAGTTAGCAAACGTCCTGTCTATTATGCTAGTAAGCCAGACGTATGGGATCTCAACGATCCACGTGGTGAAGCTAAATTACTTACAGCCGACGGTCAATATATGGTTGTACGTGATACAGATAACAAAGTGTTATCGCATTGTGGTGAGGCTTTTACGCCATTCCAAAACCATGAGACTATGTCGTTCTTTAAAAAGTTTACTGACGCAGGTCAAATGGCTATGGATACGGCAGGTAGTCTTAGTGACGGTGAGCGTGTATGGGGTCTGGCTAAAATTAAAAAGGGCTTCAAGTTAGCAGGTGGCGACGAAATTGAGGGTTACTTGCTTATGGCTAACAGTCACAAGGTAGGTACGGCTATGACTATTATGTTTACGCCTATCCGTGTTGTCTGTAACAATACAATTACCCTTGCCCTCAACCAAGACGGCATCACTGGTAAGTTCCGTATGTTACACTTACAAATGTTTGATGATGACATTATGACTGCCGCTGAGGAAGCACTTGGTATTAGCGGTACACAAATGGAGTTGTTCCAGCAAAAGTCAGAGTTCTTGGCAAAAAAGCGTGCCAAGCAAGACCAAGTAGACAACTTCATAGCAGAGATGTTCCAGCCTAATGTGCTCAAGGAGCGTGGCAAAGTTATGGAACAGGTGTTACCTCCGTTACACGAGGAGTTTACTAAAACCAGTATGGCTGTGCGTGAGGCTATTGAAGAATCACCAGGAGCTGACCTAGCTTCAGCTAAAGGTTCGTGGTGGGGTGTTCTCAATGGTGTTACCTATGTTATGGATCACCAGAAAAAGTCTAAGACTAATGACTTACGGCTAACCTCTGCGTGGTTTGGTTCGGGTGCAAATACCAAGCGTAAGGCACTTGACAAAGTTATGGAGTATGCTGAGGCATCTTGAGCTTTTGCCCCTTGCCTGTGAAAAGGCAAGGGGCTATAGTATTTTTGGGGTGGTAAGTCAATGTGCGTTAGCTCTGCTTGTAGTGCAAGTGCTTCACCCCACCAACCATATAGAAAGGTGGTACTATGATATTATATGATCGTATTAGAAACTGGCGTGAGCGTGTTCCAGAAGAACCCATCAAAAGGTTTGCCTACTGGATTGCTGAGCGTCACAATATTTATAAAAAGAAACAACAGGGTCGTAAAAAACTTACTGATGACCCTATCCTTGAAACATACAAGTTCACTAATCCTTTTAGGGAGCATGACCGTACAACAGTAGCGTTTAGAAAGTGGACAAAAGCACACGATAATAGCCCATATGGCGATATTATATTTAATACGTGTTTGTTCCGCATGATTGGCACGTCAGAGTTTTTTGATGCTCATGGGTGGGTAGGCAAAGACTGGTCGCCACAATACACAAAAGACTTGATAGACCAACGCTTACGTGATAAACAAAGGTGTTTCACAGGAGCATATGTAATTACAAATCAAGGCTTAAAACTCCCAAAGGGTGAAGTTGTAGTAGACCACTTCCTGCGACCCCTTTATTCAGCTAGGCTGTACTTAGGAAAAGTCGCACACGACAGCCTTAGTTTGTATGAAGTACATAAGGAACTTAAAAAGTATCAAGGGTTTGGTGGCGGAGGATTTATGGCATATGAGGTAGTCACAGACCTTAACTACACGCCTGTGTTACGATTTGCTAGGGACAGATATACGTGGGCAAACGCAGGTCCTGGAGCAATACGTGGTTTGAACAGGCTTAAAAATAGCCGTATCCCTGCATCAATTTTAAATAAATCTATGCCACAGCCTGAGGCTAACCAAAAAATGTTTGAATTATTACAAAAAATGCGTGACCCTGAACAAGGTTTATTAGTTCCGTATGGGTGGGTGCTTGCGAGCGACGAGCTACAAAATATGGTAGATATGCGTTGTATTGAACACAGCTTATGCGAGTGGGACAAGTATGAAAGAGTTTTATGGGGGCAGGGTAAACCACGTAGTCTTTATAAACCAACAGTTGAAAAGCAGGGGGCAGAACGTATGTTACACCCTGAGCGTTTAGAGTTAGGATTTTAAAATGATACCAATATTTATTCCCACAAAAGGCAGAGTATATAAACAAGTCACGCTAGACAGCATTGGTAAGGAGAATTCTTTTGTTGTCTGCCCCAAGCATGAAGTCAAACAACACGAACTTATGGGGCGTAAAGTTATAGATCGTGGAGAAGTGACAGGCATAAATAATGTTCGGCAGTTTATATTAGAATATGCTATGGAGGCACACTATGATAAAATTCTTATTTTGGACGATGATCTTATTTTTAATACTCGGGCATCTGATGATGCACCCAACTTAAGAAAAGTAACAATCCAAGAAACAGCGGAGCTTTTTGATAGAATGGATAAGTTACTTGATGAGTACGTGCATGTCGGCGTTAGCCCACGCCAAATGAACGATAAACATTTCCCATATAAAGTCAAGCATGGTATGCGTATGAATGCTGTGCATGGCATACGACCTTTTGATATTTATAACACAGGGTTAAAGTATAATGCTGTGGAGCTCATGGAAGATTACTTTATGACACTCGGCTTATTTGCAAAAGGAATGCCTAATGCTGTAATAGTAGACTGGACATGGGATCAACGTGGTGGTTCAGGAGCAAAAGGAGGGTGTAGCACGTATCGCACTCTGGAGTTACAAGAACATGCCTCTAAACAATTAGCTTTTTATTACCCTGACTTTGTAAAGGTTGTAGAAAAAGAAACTAAAACAGGTTGGGAAGGTATGAAAAAACGCTACGATGTAAGAGTACAATGGAGAAAAGCTTATGAAGCAGGATGCACCGAACGCCATACAAATTGAATTAGTAGAGGGGTGCAACCTCGCCTGTTCGTTTTGTGGTATACAAGCTATACGTGATAACAAAGCTGACGGTCCAAAAAACATTCACGGTAGAGCATCGTCTCCTTATAAAATATTAACAGCAGAACTGGCACAAACTATAGCTGATCAAATAAAGCAGGCTATGGTAAACGAACATTGGAACCCACGTTTAGAGTTTGCCATGCACGGTGAACCAACCATGCACCCTGATTATTGTGGCATCATATCTATTTTCCGTAAAACATTGCCAAAAACATCTATAATGATGACAAGTAATGGTGGCGGTCTACTTGGAGATATTACAGCAAAAGTTAATAAACTTATGGAAGCAGGTGTGAACGTATTGTTTCTAGACAACTATGACCGTATTAAAATAGTAGATAAGATTCAGGAACGTTATGAAGGTCCGTATCCCGTCTACCAATATCCACAAGACAAAAGGGGTAATCCTCATAGACGTAGGAAAGCAAAAGAAAAAGATATTGTCGTTGGAATGGATTTGACTTTGGCTACTGATGGTACGCATTCGCTTGTTAGTAATCATGCAGGGTCTGCTTTTCCATTAAATCACACACAGCAGGGCAAACGATGTGCCAAACCTTTCAGGGAACTTAGTTTACGGTGGGACGGTAATGTTGCTTTGTGCTGTAATGATTGGGCAGGAGTATATAAGTGTGGGAATATCTTAAAAGAAAACATCACAGATCTTTGGCAAAATAATGCTTTCTACGCCGCTCGTACAAAACTGTATCACGGACAGCGTGATTTTGGTGTGTGTAATGGCTGTGATAATGTAACTCTCCGTAATGGGTTGTTACCTGACCGTATGGGTAGAGCCGTGCTTATGGAGCCAGATATGTTTATAGATCATTTAGTTAAAGAAGCAGTGCAAGGAGAACCATATACACAGTTAGTCAAGAAACATTACGACTTTAAAAATAGCTCGGAGACCAGTTCTTAGTTGTTTTTGGTATGCAACTAAGGCAAGCTAAATTCACCGCCCTGTATGGGGCTTAAAATAGGCATAGAAAGGCATTCATTATGGTAGCACGTACCCTTAATACATACTTAGTAGATAACGTAACAGAAGCTCTCCCACTTATTGCAGAAGATATAAAACTTAATGGTAACTTAATTGATACTCGCAACGGTCCTGCGTATGAGTTTCCATTCCCAATACTTATTACATATAGAAAACCACGTCAGCGTGTGTTGTTTTGTCCAGTCAGAGACGCCAACCCTTTCTTTCACTTTATGGAATCTATGTGGTTACTGGCAGGTCGCAAAGATGTGAGCTGGATAAGTAAGTTTAATAAGCGTATGAAAGAATACAGCGATGATGGGCAAACCTTTCATGGTTCATATGGTCACCGTTGGCGTCACCATTTTGATTTTGACCAATTAAAAATAGTTATTGATAGATTACGTAAGTATCCAAACGACCGTAGAACAGTTCTTACTATGTGGGATCCCAGGAGTGACTTAACACCTCACAATGGTCATGCTGATCTACCCTGCAATACTCATGTTTATTTTAAATTACGTGAGGGTGTTCTAGATATGACGGTATGTAATCGTAGTAATGATTTAATATGGGGAGCATTGGGAGCAAACGTAGTGCATATGTCCTTTCTACAGGAATATATTGCACGTCATGTTGAAGCAGAAGTAGGAACATATACCCAGTTCACTAACAACTTACACGCTTACAAAGAAATATTGGATAAGCTAGAAGGTCTTACTGAGCGTAACTTGTATAGACAAAACAATATAATGCCGACAGTAACTTTTTCGTTTATAGAATCATTTGATAAAGAACTACAACAGTTTATAAACTACCCATATGGTCACACTGATTACCAAAACGGTGTGTTTGAAGAGTTGGTAATACCTATGTATGATGCGTGGGTTTGTTGGCAAGATGCTAAAACAGGGTATTCTGAGTACCAAGAGGATAGCTATAATCAACGTGTTGATGAAGCACTTAATAATTGCAAAAGAATAGTAGATGAAGACTGGCGTATTGCCTGTACAGAATGGCTTGAAAGGAGAATATAATGCGTGATAAAAGTGGTAAGGTGGTCATAGCCCAAAGCAAAGAGGAACAGCTAGACAAACTAGCAGGGAACTATAGTTCTATAATCAGAAAGGTGCATATGCTTTCAGGTGCAGATGCTCAAGGTTTACATAAGTCAGAACAATCCTATGGTGACAGCTGGAAACAGCGTGGTGGTGTTGGGGCATTTATGATGCTAGCACGTAAGTGGGATAGAATAGAAAACCAAGTAAAAGATTTTAAGTGGGACGTATTTGAAGCAGTACAAGATGATGCTCGTGAAGAAGGCATACTTGATGATATAAAAGATTTGAGGCGTTATTTATTTTTAGTGGAAGCAGAGATGAGGTTACGCTTTGAAGACAAACCTAAGTAGCAAACCTGAGCTTGACCAAGAGGTCGTAGCTTTTTGCACACGGTGCGGAAGGGATAAAGTAACAACCTTTCGTAAACTAAAAAACAAATGGGCTGTCTGCATATGTGGGAGCTCAATGAAAGTGAAGGTAAAAAATGGTGCAGTTTCCACTGTTCACACCTCAGACAGAATGGGTGATGCCTGATGGCTACCCTAACCTGAGTGAAGCTAAAGAAGTTTCTATAGATTTAGAAACCTATGATCCACACTTATTATCACATGGTAGTGGGTGGGCTAGAAATGATGGGTATATAATAGGTATCGCTGTGGCAGTAGAGGGAAAGGCATGGTACTTTCCTATACGACACCAGAATGGTAGCAACCTTGACGCCAAGCAAACTCTTAAATGGCTAAAAAACATTTGTTCAGTTCCACGCGATTACATTATGCACAATGCGATGTATGACTTGGGGTGGTTATGGGCTGAAGGGATCACGGTGCAGGGCAGGATTATTGATACTATGATTGTCGCCGCTTGTCTTGATGAAAACAGGTTCAGTTACTCACTTAACAATGTAGGTAAAGATTACTTAGGTGAACGTAAAAGCGAAGTATTACTAAAAGAAGCCGCGAAGGAGTTTGGAGTAAACCCAAAGAATGAAATGTATAAACTTCCTGCTCACTTCGTAGGCACATATGCTGAACAAGATGCTGACTTAACATTACGATTATGGCAACATTTTAAACATCTTATTGTAAAAGAAGATGTAGGTGATTTGTTTGACCTTGAAACAAATGTCTTACGTTCGGTATTTGAGATGCGTAAGCGAGGTGTGCGTGTGGATTTAGAGCGTGCCGAAAAGCTCAAGTTGTATTTAGAAAAGCAAGAAAAGGAAATACTACAATCGGTAAAAGGTGAAGACATTGATATCTGGGCGGCGAACAGTATTGCAAAAGCCTTTGATACCAAAGGGTTACGGTATCCTAAAACACCAAAAAGCGGAGCACCGTCATTTACCAAAAACTTTTTAGCTAATCACGAAGACCCATTACCAAAAGCTGTAGTGCGAGCAAGGGAACTCAACAAGGCTAGAACCACATTTATTGATACTATACTCAAGCACCAACACAAGGGTCGCATACATGCAGAAGCCCATAGCCTCCGATCAGATGAAGGTGGCACAGTCACAGGTAGATTTAGTTACAGTAACCCTAACCTTCAGCAAGTCCCTGCACGTAATGCTGAGATAGGTCCTATGATACGTGGTTTGTTTTTACCAGAAGAAGGTGAGGTATGGGGGGCGTTTGATTATAGCAGTCAGGAACCACGCCTAGTTGTCCACTATGCTAGTCTGTTAAAACTTACAGGGGCAGAACAGTTTGCTGAACAATACAATACTGATGTGCGTACGGACTTTCACCAGATGGCGGCTGATATCGTTGGTGTGCCTCGCAAACAGGCAAAAGATATAAACCTCGGATTGTTCTATGGCATGGGCAAGAACAAATTAGCTGAACAGCTTGGGCTAGAATTTGATGATGCTAAAGAATTGTTTGCAGAATACCACAGCAAAGTTCCTTTTGTGCAACAGCTCGCAGAATATGCTACACAGCGAGCATCCAAAAAAGGTAGTATACGCACCCTGCTTGGACGTAAGTGTCGGTTTGATAAATGGGAGCCAAACATTTACGGTGTCTACAAACCGTTGAACTATAAAGATGCGTATGCTGAACACGGTCCTGCAATCAAAAGAGCCTTTACTTACAAAGCTCTTAACAGATTAATACAAGGGAGTGCCGCTGATCAAACAAAAGCGGCGATGGTTGAACTGCACAAGGAAGGTATTATACCTTTAATACAGGTGCATGATGAATTAGATATTTCTGTGGCTGATGAAAAAACAGCACAGCGAATAAAAGAGGTGATGGAAACCTGTGTGCAGATGCAGATACCCTCACTTGTTGATGCGGAGTTCGGTCCAAGTTGGGGCGAAGCCAAGAAAAACTTTAGCGATAAACCATGGATGAGAGGGATAAACGATGGACAAACAAGAATGCAAGACAACACTGAACATTGAAAGGTTAGAAACAAGCTGGAATGCACAGTTCGTTTCACGGTTTCACACAGTTGCTTCACTTCACCCGAAACAAACAGTAGGGTCACATTCATACGGAGTGGCGATATTGGTGAATGAATTATGGGCAGATGCCAGTAAGGAACTCTTACAAAAAGCATTGTATCATGATGTACCTGAAATTTTTCTAGGGGACATACCTTTCACAGCTAAACGTAATCACCCAGAAATAGGTAATGCTTTTGAACTAGCAGAGTTAGCTATCGTAAAAAGATATGAAATTAAGTGGCTATACGCCAATCTTTCCATGAAAGACGAAGCACGGTTGAAAATGGCTGATATGTTGGATCTCGTATTATACACGCATCTAGAATCACAAGCAAATAAAGAAATGGCAGACATCTGTAAATATGGTGCTCATCATCTTTATGATACATATTCAACACACCCAGACTTTGAACCAGTGCGGAAAGTATTAGGGTATAAACATCTGCTATATAGTTTGATGTCGGATGCGAATAAATAAGAACCCTGTAAACCCCTAAGTGTGCTATTATATAAATATAACAACGTAGAAAGGATTGTAATGCAAAACTGGGAAGAGTATGAAGCTAGCGTGCTTGAGCATGTGCAGTATTACACCCTGACCGAGTTCTTCGGTAGGGCAAAATACACCAAGGACAAACCAACATTCAAAACCAAACAGCAGGCGATTGATGCTTTTGTCAAAGCCAAAACAGAAGACCCCAAACGCAGGTTACTTGTGTACGCCATCTGCCGTCCACCTGACCGTGCTGTTGATATAACCATACATGTGGAGACTCCCTTTGTTTAAAACATATCAAGAAATACGTAATCATTTCAAAGAGTTAAACCCAAAACCTGCAATGTCTGACAGGCGAAGGTTGCTCAAAACTTATCTTAATGAATGGTACGAGAAAGCCTTGTCCGACAATCTGACTAAGCAACAGTTCTGTACTCGTTATGGTTTCAAATATGGTCTTTTACGAGACGTAAATATGAAAGTTGGCACTCTGCATCTGTATGCAAAACTCCGCGATGGACGGAGTGGTAACTTCGCATATATCAAAAACAA